GAGTGATGTGCAATATCAAAATGACATTGCCGGTCGAAATCTTGCATTATCTAATTGGGATGGTACTGGTCGCCCACCGAAAGTTTCTGGTATCTGGACCAGATTAAATAGCCCGGTAGTCGGTCGCAATAATTTTAAAGATATATATGAACATCCTTGTGCTGTTTCTTTTCCTTCTGGTGCCTTGGAAACTCCAACGTGTTGGGATTATGATACTGAGTATGATGGCCGTTATCCTTCTGGCTCACACGCCACGCCCTATAATAAATTATATACCTATGGAGCAGGCGCATGGGGGGCCCTCTCGGCCGGCGCGATGCCTTCAGATACAAGCGGGGTGACAGCGGAATATTTTGCAGATGTTTTTCGTAGTCGTTGGTTCGGTCCGAATGCAGTTGGAATGCCCCCACCATATGGATATTCTGGGATAGACCCCGATGAGGTTCTTGCAGACGCTCCTTGGTCGTCTTCCACGCACTTTAGTCCAATTGATCCACGACCCGGAACAGTACATGAGGGATTGAATCAAGCATCTCAGTTTGGTCTTATGCCTCAAGGGGGGAGGCATATCTCTTCGTCCGTCACGGCCTACGGTCATAGATATGAGTCCCATCCCATGTCTCCTTGGGGCGAAACGGACTTATCTGAAACCGGCCATCAAGCTCTAACTCAAAATTTTTCTTTTATGTCTCCTATGTTTTGGGGACAACAAAGATCATGGAGGCCTGGGTATCCTATTGGTGGTTCATCTGTGCATTCTGGAAGTGAATCTCAATATAATAATCCAATAGGAGAACCATTACCCGATTATGATAATCCTTTTCTTAGGGGTGATAATATTAATGGCGATAGAGGTAATCGGAATCCCTCTGAAAATATTTGGGGCGATGAAGGGAGTCGTGGAATCTATAGGGATGGCTGGCCACAAGTCCCAACAGGAGCTACTGTGAATCATCCAATGGGATTTCCTATTGACGGGACGAACGGAGTCTTCTTCGCGGCGTTGCAAGCCGAACTCGAAGCATTAGGATATGACTACGGATCTGTAGATGAAAACGGGAGGCCAATATATCCTCCTCAGTCCGTAAGCAGCCGCCAAAATCATTTTTATACTGGAATAGAATACGGACCTACAATGGGCCACGGAAAATGGGGAGATTCTAATTATTTGGGAGGTCGTATGGTATCTCCAATGGGTTTCGTGGCTGGTGAAAAACCAAATGAGGGCCCAAGATTTTTTAGTCTTTGGGGAGATTTACACTATGTATCAAAAACCGACACTATGGGAGAGGACAACTCCGGCGTTGGCGATCAGACAACTCAAGAAGGGTATCCAAATTTGGCTCAAATAAATGTTTCCCCAGGAGCAGTTTATAAATGGATGATTATAGAAACACTCAAAATGAGAACATTTGCATATGTTAGAGCCGGAAGCGATAAATTTGAAATTACTGCAAGAGGGGCTTTGGGCCGAGAAGGATACGAAGAACAATCACATGGCACTTGGACTCGACCAACATATAGAAAATTTGCTGCTGGTGATCCAAATGCTGCTCCTGGGAAATCCCCGAAACCCTCGTCATTAGAAATAATGTGGGACCAAAAAGATCATACTGCAAATGGAGTATTGCCCCCTAGCATTTATACTGCCGAACATATTAGTGATTGGGGTTGGTATGGAACTAATTTCTTTAAAAATTTATCTGGAACTGTGGTGGCTCCGGGCAGAAGAACAGAAGGAGATCAGCGTCATGAAATGTTACCCGGATTTAGTTATGGTGGAACTGCTGGATTTTATCAAAATTCAAAACCACCTTGGGATTGGGGAGGAGCCCAAACTTGGCCAGTAGAGCCAATGAATAGCGAATCTATTCATGTGGCTCGTCAGCGCGATCCTAATGAGAGTATTATCACCCGCTTAGAGTTCATTGATGGAGTTGAGACGCCGGTTTACACATCTAGAGATACTCAATATCTAGCAGAGGTATTTACGGATTGGAGAGGCCCCGAGACCGGCGACGGATCTCCACAAGCACAATTAGATAGTTCTATTGCAGAAGCATTCGGTACTATGGGAACAATGCAAAATGTTAATGTTCCTGCTGTTGGAGCACTTAAATCTGGATGGAAACCGTATTCTAGTCGAATGACGCGATATGGTAAAGTATCATGGGGTAGAGATGATATGCTATATGGTCGCAATGCAAGATTGCACCAAAATAATGCAGATATATGTCCTAAAGGTGGAGGCCGTTATAATGATGAAAATAATAACTGGTATGCAGAAGGAGATGGAGATAATACTGTGGGTAATACTGCAAAATTTTGGGGGTGGGGAGATCCTCGGCAGATACTAGTTGAAGACAATAGTAGTAATGAACCACTAATGCCTAACGGCATTTCCGACCCCTGGGGAGAGAATTATTATTTTTTTAATGAAGCAGAATATCGAGTTGCTACGCCAGAACTAGGAGTTGGGACTGGTTATGGTTGTCATGTTCAATTCTGGCCTCCTGGGGGAATGGTAAATATGGCATATGAACCAACACTTAAGGGGGTATCTCCAGCCGGAGGATATTCTTCAATGGTTCGATGGGTACAGGGAAATGATGAAGAACAGGAATATCCTGGTAGGGCAACCGAGGGAATATTTCATCCAAGGGGAGTCAGTCAATATGAAGAAAATTATTTCTCTGGAGATGATGATAATGTAGATGGGACTGAAGTGTGGAAGCAAAATCAAAGTTATGATTTAGTTAACAATAATGAATCAACAGGAAAATGTAGATATAGATATTATGTATTAAGAATTCCGGCGAATTTAGATGCTATGGGAGGAATTGATGTATAATGCCCAATAGAATTTTAATTGGAAATACTGGATCATCTACTGGAGATTTTCCCGAAGAGTATCATCGTCAAGATAATACCGGAGTTTATATTTCAAGGCCTGGTTTTGATGCCTTGACTTGTAATGCAACGGACTTGTTATTTTCTACTGATGGAACACAATCTGGTTTTCTTCAAGTTTTGGCGTCGGGTAGTGCTCTTCTTGACGTGTCGCCGGAACTTGGTACGCCGTTTGAGCTTAAAATAGAAGGACTTGACATTGAAGCCCCTCGCCATTCTGGCCCTGGAACCGGAGGAGATTCTCCAGTAATGGTTCAATGGTTTATTGCTGCTGGATTAGGAAAAGATTTTGGTTCAAACGTATATGATGCAATGGGAGGACAAGGAACAGATTCTTGGGATGGAGATGGTGTAGATAGTTATGGACTTCCAAATGGATATAATCCACTTCATACTGGAGAATGGGAACATGGAGGACGAAAGGCATTTTGGCAATATCCAAACGATCATCCATATCATTTAAGTAACACTTGTATCACAAATGATCCTTCTGCATTTAATTTTGCTTGGTGGCAAACTCCGGTTTCGCCGGAGAATTTAGAAGATGCATTAAATTGGGGACTTAGTACCGACACCTTTGATCCATATGACCCCGATGCCGGGCCTGGAATGATACAAGAAAATATTGATATTGGTGGTTTCGATGTTTTTGTTGGGGGGGTAATGGAAGCTCTGTTTTCAATAGGAGATTCTACCGTTTTCACGACCGTCCCCGATGTATCGCATATTAGAATTCCGGGTTGGGAAAACTGGGAGGCCGGAGGCGGCGGAGATTTTATTCCTGTTGGCGGCCAGCCGAGTCCCATTTTTAGAAGATCGTCACATTTATTGAAGATGCCCGGTGATTTTTGTTGGGCTCAAACTTCAATTGATACTACTGCAACAGATGGAAGTCTACCACAAATTGATTTATATTTTTATAATGCAAGTACGGAATGTAAATTTCAACTTGGATATATAATTTATAGAGAACCGGGAGCATCAGGATAAAATGGCAATCCCTAGAATAATACTTGGAAATAAAGACCTTCCTACAGAATCAACAATTGCATCTAATGATAATGCAGTAGGCTCCCCGGCTCGTATCAAATATTATTTGACAATAAGTAAAGATCAGGCTGCCGGGTGGAGAATAGGCCATGAAGTTCACTTTAGGCAATCTAGTTCAGGCGACCCTGAAGAAAGAATTGTCCTTGCAACTGGTTTTGATGAGATAAAGGGTCCTTGGGTAGATGTATACCCTAACATCCCCGGGCAGCTCACGCTTAATACAAATTTTTTTCCTATTATAGTAGAAAACAATTCTTTGTCTTCAAAAGGAACAGCGGGGTTGTTTGTTTCTGCTCCGGGCATTGATGTAACTGATAATGAGATTGCACATTCAGGAAATTTAATATTTGACAGTTCAACCTATGTGGAAAGCTCTATGTTTGTTGTTCAGCAAGGAAGCGCCATCTTGGCTGGATATAAGCATAGAAGAGATCCAGTTTTTCATGCAGGAAATCGTACAAATGTATCTATAGATTTTAGTGCATCTAAAACTCCGGGTACAGAAAATATAATTCCTATGGTAATGTTACAATTTGCAGTATGTAATAGTTCAGGCCATTTTCATCCAAATTATGCCGACTCTGCAAATTCACAGATATTGAAATATATGGATTCTGTTTGGATAAAGCAACTAAATGTAATTGGAGGAACAATAAACACAGAACATCAATCATTAAAATTTATAGATGATTATATTCAACAAGGAAAGGTGCAAAAAAATCCTGATGGAACGATAACAGATGTATTTAAATATGGTAATATGGCTGCAATTTCAGGAGAAGATGAAGGCCAAGATAGTTCTGGTCCTGATTATCCAGGGAGCGAATTTCCACATGGGACAATTCATGGAATGTCATTTGGAGTAGGCACAGGAGAAATTGTCGGTGAAGACCTTACTGGGGCTCCAGAGACGCATCAACTAGGAGATCATTATGGAAAACATCCCTGGGCCGCAATAAACTCACGGTCAAAACCAAATAATTATCCAAGAACTCAATGGGAAACCTTGGTTCGTCCAGATGGTTGGCACGTTAATTTGAATCTCGACCGTTCAAATTTAAATGCATTTACTCCCCAAAGTTATGCCCAAATGGATGCTCCCTTTGGAAGCATTGATCGTAGAATTGATAAATCTATTAATAAAACTCAATATAAGACTCCCGGTAGAACGGGCTATTGGAAACAAAAAACTTGGGGGCTAATATATTATGTTGATAATGATAAATTAATTATTCAGGCCTGGAACGACAAATCAACTTCAAATGCAATGATTTCTACAAACAATGCAAATGCTCATTATAATGCATGGAATACTGGCAAAGGGGACAGAGGAAGAATTATTGCATCTGATTATTCTGGTGACGGTTCAGCAGGCTCGGGCGAGTATCCAAATCATGGATTAAATATTATGGATGCAAGCACGGCACATGATGATGGCCCCTTTACGGGGGAATGGCCTACTAGACACTATAAAGAACATACTGGTCATGGAGCATTTAATCATGATCTTGCTCTTCAAGAAAATTCGTCAGAGTTTCCAGCCGGAGCCGGAAGTTCTATTTTTGATTACTATCATGATCCCAATTTTGTTGGTTCTTATAATCAGGGTGGTAATTATATGTGGACTTTGTATGGACGCGATAAGTATTATCTTCCTCGGTCTGGGTGGGCGGGGGCTCGGAACGGTATGCAGCTCGATAATGAGGCTCCTTCTGATGTCCGATATTGGCCGCCGGAACATAGGATCATGCTTGAAGAATATTTAAAAACAGGAAGCTATAATTATCGTGGCATTAGCACAGTTCCAATCAAAATGCCGATGTCTTCTATGTTTGGTTTTGCGAGAGGTTCTGCGCGCAATGCCACGAGCACAGCTAGCCGTTGGCCGTCAACATCTCCGCGAAGTGATATTCCTTCTGTTAATGTAAGTGACATTTATAATTTCTTTCCACCAGGGCCGGAATCTTGGGATTTTCCTATTGGCACTCCAAGTGGAGGGGGTACTGGTGGTACAGTTTTGTCATTTATAAGCGGATCGGGCAACCCTCATAATGATCCAACATGGATTGGTCAATATGGTAATGGTGGTGCCGAAATGAAATATAATCGGTCTTCAACTGCATCCGGTCAAGGGGACCACCCAGGAGTTCTTAATGCGACCCCAGGAGGAAATCTTTCAAGTAATTTTGGGCATCCAGAAGACAATGATGGATGGAAACTGGGAGTTAACATCGACGCTCCAGCCGGAGATTCCTCGGGAGGTTGGAGAACTGGCGGGACCGAAGAAGGACCGAACCAATCAATTAATCCAGCAGAGCAGGAACATATGCCACGTTCCTATATGGGTGGCTGGGATAATTTTCTATGGGATAATGTTCCATTAAAGAATTTTTTCATTACTCAGATGTGGGATAGTGATACTTATACCACCCAGAATACTGGAAACTATTCTCAAATTTCCCCGTGGATGACTTTTTCAAATTGTCTTCAAAACATGGAATTATGGCCCAATGGGTATCCATTATGGTATAAAGCAAGTCTAGAAGATACCAGACATGGATATGGTAGTATGTGGTGGTTCCTTAAGGGAGAACTTGAAGGAAGAAATCAGCCATTTAACTTTCAATCTTACTCTGCCTCTGTTGCTTCAACTGAGAGTCCGCGCTTTGAAGATGTTCCATCAGTATCGGGAGGTGCCTATGGTGCAATGACATTTGATAATCAAATTCAACCAACTTATCCAAATAAAATTACTGGATTTGATACTCCAGTTGGCCCTGGTGCTCGAATAAATAATACACATGACTTTAGGTATCGTCCTTGGATTGAAATTGACAGTAAGCGAACTGGGTATCTTTCATATAGGGAGGCAATTGTTCCAAATACTGAAGTTACCACAATTTCAACTAATCATTTTAATCCAATGGACAAAGTTGACGGTGAAGGGGCTCCGTATCCTGACCCATTAGAATGGGATTATTTCTTTGTGAGCTATATAGTATTTAATCAAGGAACCGGAATTGTTCACGATCCCGCGACACCACAAACTGCTACTGGAACCCTTGGTGCTTTTGAAACAGATGAGGCAGGAGTTACAACAGCAAGACCAAACTGGCCGATTGATCCTTGGACGGGTCAACCACTACACGATTAAGAGAAAAGGTAGACGTATCAATGGACAACATTTATGTATATGATAGAAATACTGGATTTATTTTATATTCAATTGATAATGCAACTCCAGAAAAAATAGAAAAATTACAAAAAAAGGGAATTGCTTTTATTGTTGCCCGAAGGGCTGCTTTGTTAAATCAATATGTGGTTACAGCCAATGGTCAACCAATAGGATTTGATAAGATTCAACATCAAGATATTGCTCAAGATAAGCAAGGAATATTTGCTGATGGAAACGATAGAGTAGTATTTACTGGAATTGCTCCTGGGACAGCAGTTAGTGTGGATAAGCAATTTGTCTGGACAGCAAACTCAACAGACACTTCATTTGCATTTTCAGTAAATGGGTTTTCTACAACTAATTATACAATTAGATTTCAAAAATATGGATACCATAAGGCACAATATCAAGTTGCAACATTGCCTCCTCCACCGCTAGTTACCGAAATGATTAGCGATCCACAATAATAAGGAAAATATGACATGGCAGAATTTAAATTAGAAATAAAAAATCCACTTATTCCGCATAAAAGAATCCCTGGAAAATTTACTACTACTGACGAACAATTAAATAGGGTGTCAAAACAGCAAGAAATTAATAGTAGAGTAGCATTATACGGTTCTATTGGAGTTCAGCTTGATAAACTTTGGCACGATATTAATGATGGTAGAATTGTGGCAGATACTGAAACTGCAAATACATGGTATCAGCACGTTAAACAAGTTAAGGAGGCAGTTCCATTATCGACCTTTCATCCGGGGGGGAATACCAGTCCCTTTACCTCTTCTCATAATCCAACTGAAAATTCATAATACTCCCTCAATACTGTACCCTTATAAATAGTATAGACATTACTTTCGGGGAATAGCTAAACTCATGGCAAAACAACTCAATTTATTAATAGATCAGGGGACAGATTTTAGTGCGAACGTGGTTGCCTATGCAAATGCTTCAACAACAACAGTATTGAATATGTCTGGTTATACAGCAGGATATGGTCAAATAAGAAAATCATATTCTTCTACTACTCATACTGCAAATTTATCTGTTAATGTTTGGGTTTCTAATACGAGTGGAATTGTTGGACTTTCAATGAATAATGTAGTCACTTCAGCAATAACCGAAGGTAGATATGTATATGATGTTGAAATTGTGTCTAATGACACTCCTCCTAAAATTACAAGGATTCGAGAAGGAATTTTAACCGTTTCTCCAGAAGTAACAAAGGTATAAGACTATGGCACAACCTTCAACAAGAGCAGAATTTAAAGAATATTGTCTACGACGCCTCGGGAAGCCAGTTGTTGATATTAATGTTGATGACGATCAATTAGAAGATCGCATTGATGATGCCGTTGAGTTTTTTCAGGAGTTTAATTTTGATGGCGTTGAACGGGTATTTTATTCTCATCAAATTACTCAAACAGATTTAGACAATAAGTTTCTTACTGTTACAGAAGGGTCGCTCGCAGGAACTACAGATACAATTTTAGGAATAACTAAAATTGCCAGAGCTGAAAGCGATTCAAGTATTTTTGATGTTCAATATCAAATGAGACTTAATGATGTTACTGGAACTTTTGGTTCGATGGCCACAGCAGAAATGCAATATTATTGGATGAGAATGAGCAATCTTGAAATGATTCAAGATATGATTGATCGAGAGCCTACCATTCGATTTAATCGAAGAACAGATAAATTGTTTATTGATTGGAATTGGAGCAAGGATATTAATAAAGATCAATACGTCGTATTAGATGCCTATCGCGCTGTAGATCCAGGCGCTTATGCGGAAGTTTGGCAGGACCGACTTCTACGAGATTATTGTACTGCATTGTTTAAAGAACAATGGGGAATGAATCTTTCAAAGTTTGAAGGAGTTCAACTTCCTGGTGGAGTAACATTAAACGGAAGGGCAGTATTAGAAGATGCAAGAGCAGAAATAGAACGACTCAAAGAAACTGCATCACTACAATATGAACTTCCAATTGATTTTTATACGGGGTAAATAATGCCCACTAATGTTTACGTTAACAATTTTGAAAGCAGTCCAGAAAAAAGACTTCTTGAAGATTTAATTATTGAATCTATTAAATTTTATGGACAGGATATGCATTGGATTCCTCGAAAGTCTGTCAACGAAGATCAAATTTTCGGAGAAGACACTCTTTCTAAATTTGATGTTACTTATAACATTGAGCTTTATATTAAAAATATAGAAGGATTTGAAGGCGAAGGCGATTTTATTTCTCGATTTGGATTAGAGATTCGCGATCAAGTTACATTAACAATGGCACAGCGAAGATTTGAAGAGCTTGGGTCTGGATACCCCAGGCCCCGCGAAGGCGATTTAATCTATATGCCATTAAACAAAAAATTATTTGAAATTTTACACGTTGAACATGAATCTATATTTTATCAAGTCGGCGAACTTCCTGTATATGACCTTCGTTGCGAACTCTTCCGATATAGCAGCGAAGCGATTGATACTGGAATTGATGATATAGACAAGTTAGAGAATGAGTTTTCTAATGTAGTAACAGCAGACGATGAAACTTCAATGCCGGATAATGCAATTTCAGATAATAAGAAGATTGAAGACGAAGCAGATTCTATTTTAGATTTTGATGAGTCCAATCCATTTGGTTCATTCTAATGTTGGCAGCAAATTCAACTTCACATGGTTTAATTAGGGATTATGTTACTGCCTTTGGCACACTATTCAATAACATTAGAATTAAGCGCCCCGGCGAAAGTGCGACAGAAACACAGCTCATCGCAGTTCCATTAACCTATGCACCAAAACAACGATTTATTCAAAGAATTAATCATGATTTAAATTTGGATCGTCGATCTCAAATTACATTGCCCCGAATGTCATTTGAAATGACTTCGGTGACATATTCTGCTGAGAGAAAATTAAATACAGTAAATCGAACAGTAAAAAGAATTACTACGACAACGGGCAATAGTTATGTAACAGGAACCTATGCTCCGGTGCCCTATGATGTTGGATTTAGTTTGAACATCTATATTAAAAATATTGAAGATGGCACAAATATTATTGAGCAAATTCTTCCTTATTTTACTCCTGAATTTACAGTTACATTAAAGGGAGCAACCGACCTTGGAATAAAAGTCGATGTTCCAATTATTTTATCCGCAGTTACGTTGGAAGATAATTTTGAAGGGGGATTTGATGACCGAAGAATTATTACATGGACACTTGATTTTATTCTTAAGGGAATGCTTTATGGTTCTGTTGCAGATGCCAAGGTTATCAAGAAAGCTATTATAAATCTTCGACCTGTTAGTGGAAATACAATATCGGAAGTTATTGCGAGCAATGGTTCTGTGAGTAATACCAGAACCACTTATCAATCTACTTCCAATGCTACTATGTCTGTTATAACAACCAGACCGGCAATGAATGTTGCAATTGATGGAACAAAGACAGCAACCACAAATACTGCAAATTCTGTAGGCATAGATAAGATTGATGCAAATGATCCATTTGGAATTGCAACAGATTTAACCATTATGATTGCAAATACGGTAGTCGTATAATAAAAGGTTTATTTTATGAAAAGCAAAGAACTTGAAGTGCTGGATGCTGTTCTTCCGGCAACAAATCGCGAAGAAGACATAGATTCAGATTACGAATACACAAGAGACAATTTAAAATCACTTATTGATAAAGGAACCGAAGCTCTGGACGGGATTCTAGAATTAGCTAAGGAAAGCGATCATCCCCGGGCATATGAAGTCGTGGGACAGATCATCAAAACGGTTTCTGATACCAATAATGATTTAATTGAACTACAGAAGAAGATGAAGACCCTAAAGGAAAAGGAAGGCCCTAAGTCTGTAACCAATGCATTGTTCGTAGGGAGTACGCTTGATCTTCAAAAGCTATTAAAGGATGGCAAAAAATAAATGGCAACAATGACAGATCGGTATATGGGCAATCCATTGCTAAAGGCCGTCGGAGTTACTTCTGAATGGACTGAAGAAGAACTACAAGAGTACGTTAAATGTTCTAAAAATCCGGTTTATTTTATTGAAAATTATATGAAGATTGTCAATGTGGACAAGGGGTTGGTTCCCCTTAAGATGTATGGCTTTCAAAAAAAGATGGTCAAGACATTCCACAAGAATCGCTTCTCAATTGCAAAACTTCCACGCCAGAGTGGGAAGACCACAATGGTTATTTCATATTTTCTTTGGTATATTTTATTCAATCAAGATGTTAATATTGCCATTCTTGCAAATAAGGGCTCTCTCGCTCGGGAAATTCTGGGCAGACTTCAACTTGCCTATGAAAATCTTCCCATCTTTTTACAGCAAGGGGTTAAAATTTGGAATCGAGGAGATATTCATTTAGAAAATGGATCTAAAATTGTGGCTGCATCAACATCCTCTAGTGCAGTTCGTGGTGGAACATATAACATCATCATGCTGGACGAATTTGCATTTGTTCCCAAGCACATTGCAGACGAATTCTTTAGTTCTGTCTATCCTACGATTTCTTCTGGTAAGTCCACCAAGGTTATTATTGTCAGTACCCCTCATGGAATGAATCATTTCTATAAGATGTGGACAGATGCAGTAGAAAAAAGAAGCCACTATGTACCAATCGAAGTTGCATGGAACGAAGTACCGGGCAGAGATTTAAAATGGAAACTTGAAACCATATCGAATACGAGTGAAGAACAATTTGCACAGGAATTTGAGTGTGATTTTATTGGATCAGTCAATACATTAATTGCTGCCAATAAATTAAAAGCAATGCCCTTTAAGGTTCCTTTGTCGAGTCAAAACTTCTTGGACATTTATGAAATGCCAGAACCCGGAAGATCCTATGTAATTATAGTGGATGTTTCTCATGGGGAAGGCATGGACTATTCTGCATTCTCTGTGATTGATGCCTCTGAGGTTCCCTATAAACAGGTTGCCAAATATAAGAACAGTAAAATTTCCCCATTAATGTATCCAACAGTAATTCATAATGTTGCCAAAAAATATAATGAGGCCTTTGTTTTTATTGAAATTAATGATATTGGTCAACAGGTAGCTGATATTATTCATCATGATTTTGAATATGAAAATCTTTTAAAGGTTAGTGTGAAGGGAAGAGCCGGTCAAATGTTAACCGGAGGATTTTCTGTACAATCACAATATGGAATTAAGACCACAAAAAAAGTAAAACAAATTGGATGCAGCAATCTAAAAACTTTGATTGAGGAAGATAAATTATTGATATATGATTTTGATACAATTTCTGAATTGACTTCTTTTATTGCCCAAGGACAATCTTACCAGGCCGAAGCAGGATGTTTTGATGACCTCGCCATGACCTTGGTATTGTTTGCATGGCTCACAACTCAACAATATTTCAAGGATACCACAAATCTTGATGTCCGAAGAATGATGTATGATGAAAAGATGAAATTAATGGAAGACGAAATTCTTCCATTTGGATTCATTGACGACGGAGTAGATGATGCCTCCGACTGGACTGACGAAGATGGGACTTCGTGGTCTGTGGTCGATCCTATCTTTAGAGTCTAAAATTTAGTTATTTATAAATATCGTTAGGATCATGGGTTTATGTTTTAGTAAACTATGGAATAACGAGGAGAAAACTAATGGCATTTCAAGTATCACCGGGAGTTAATGTATCAGAAGTTGATTTGACTACAATAGTTCCCGCAGTATCTACTAGTGTTGCGGGTATTGCTCTGCCTGCTGTTTGGGGTCCGGTAGAAGAAATTACCACTATTACTAGTGAAGATGAATTGGAAAGCATTTTCGGAAAGCCAAATAGTAATACGGCAGTTCAATGGCTATCCGCAGCAAACTTCCTTCAATATGCAAATCACCTAAAGGCAGTTCGTACCAATTTGGCAGGATCATATAATGCATCTTCTAACGCTATCAATTCAACTTTTCATGGAGATCAAAAATTAAAGCGAGTTCAAGTTAAAACTCGAAGAGATTATGATGATGGTGTAACGGCTGGTTCTGGTACTTTTATTGCAAAATTTCCTGGGGCACTAGGAAATTCTCTTAAGGTTATTGTCTTCGACAGCAACGAGGCATTTAATACAGATGCAAGTAAGACATCCGAGGGAGGAATTGATACATACACGGGACAGGGAGCCGATGGTGGCGTTGGAGCTACTGGTATTCACGCCAATAGCATATTTGATGGACCTCCCGGTACTTCTTCTTGGGCCAATAGTTTTGGACACGTTGATGGTACTAGTGACGGAGTGAAAGATGAACTTCATGTTCTTGTTATTGACGAAGATGGGCTCATCACAGGAACCAAGAATACAATTCTTGAGAAATATCAATATCTTTCAAAGTCTATTCAAGGACAACATGAGGATGGTAGTGGAAGCTATTGGAGAGACGAAATTAATGCCACATCTCCATATATTTGGGTAAATTCTGCCGGTCAGGTTTATCAAGATAATATTACATTGGCAAATAATGGAACCATGCCAACGCCCACACTTGGAGTTGCAAATGTTGGTACAGGATATGGCGTTAGCTATGCAGGGAAAGATCCTCGGGCAACTACTACTTGGGGCTTGGATGCAAGGGAATTAATTGCAAACGGAACTCCATTTGAAACTCATCATGTTCCATTGGCATATTCACTTGTTGGTGGAAATGATGGAACTGCGAGCGCAACGTCTTCAGCAGAATGGCAATCCGCCTATGCAAAATTTATAGATGCTGATGAAGTAGACGTTTCAATGCTTATTGCTGGAGAACTAGACGTAACCGATCAGAAATATGTGATTCAAAGTGTTGCAGAAAAACGTAAGGACTGTCTCGCATTTATTTCACCGGACAAGGCTGATGTTCAAGGACGGGCTACTGATTCGTTGGTATTGACAGAAGTTCTGGCGCATCGCGCCGGTCATGTTGACAGTTCCTATGCAACAATGGATAGTGGCTGGAAGTATCAGTTTGATCGGTATAACAATATGTATCGTTGGGTTCCTCTAAATGCTGATATTGCTGGTCTTTGTGCAAGAACAGATTATCAGAGGGATGCATGGTGGAGTCCTGCTGGATTTAATCGAGGACAACTAAAGAATGTTGTTCGCCTCGCATGGAATCCAAAGAAGGCACATCGAGACGATCTCTATCGTAAGGGAATTAATCCGGTTGTGACCTTCCCCGGTCAAGGAACAGTTCTATTTGGTGATAAGACACTACAGAGCAAGCCAAGTGCATTTGATCGAATCAATGTACGAAGGCTGTTCATTGTTCTAGAAAAGGCAATCTCAACTGCTTCTAAATTCTCACTCTTTGAATTCAACGACGAGTTTACTCGGGCTCAATTCCGAAACATGGTAGAGCCATTCCTTCGGGATATTCAAGGACGAAGGGGCGTGACGGATTTCCGGGTTGTTTGTGACGAAACAAACAATACTCCGGGGGTAATTGATCGAAACGAGTTTGTTGGGGACATCTACATCAAGCCTAACCGATCAATCAATTTCATTCAATTAAATTTTGTTGCGGTGAGAACTGGAGTTGATTTTGCAGAAATAGTTGGGCAATTCTAATAAATATATTAGAAATATAAGGAGAATCAATAATGCCTTTTTCAGTTCAAGATTTTAGATCAAACCTAACTGGTGGTGGAGCCCGACCCAATCTATTTGAGGTCGTTGTTCCATTTCCTAGTGGGGTTGTTGATAATTCAACAGCATCACAAAAAATGACTTTCATGTGTAAGGCTGCACAAATCCCTGGCGGAGATATTGGAACAGTAGAAGTTCCTTATTTCGGTCGAATGATTAAGTATGCAGGAAATAGAACCTTTGCCGAATGGTCAACTACAGTAATTAATGATGAAGACTTCAGAGTTCATTCTGCAATCACAGGCTGGATGGATTTAATCAATCAACACTCTAACAATGCCCGTGGCGTAGAATCTACCACGGACTATCAAGTTGATGCCCAAGTAAATCATTACGGAAAAACTGGAGAAATCATTAAAAAGGTTAACTTTATCAATCTCTGGCCTTCGTCATTAACACCAATTGATCTTGGTTGGGATACCAATGATGTTCTAGAAGAGTTTGCAGTAACTTGGATGTATGATTATTGGGCAATTGAAGATGCTGACCTTCAAACTCACTAGTTCTATATTTGTTGGATTGATTATTATATTATTATAAAAAAGTGTAATAAGAGGGAGCCTATATATTATAGTATGGGCTCCTTTTTTTTAAATTCACTTGAACGCAATATTAATTCGTTCGTATGAGGAAAATTAAAAATGGCAATTAAATTATTTGGCTTTACAATAGGCCGAGATGAAGTAGTAGAAGAAACTCCTCCGGCAGTTCAATCATTTACATTACCCGATAACGATGATGCCGCAGCAACGATTGCTCAATCGGCTGCCGCATATGGTCAGTATTATGATTTAGATGGAAACATTAAAAACGAAATAGAGTTGATTTCAAAATATCGAGAAATGGCATTGTACCCAGAAGCGGAACTTGCCGTTGATGATATTGTCAATGAAGCAATTATTATGAATGATCGTGGAAAGCCACCAGTTTCTATTGTACTAGATCGTGTTGACGTGAAAGAATCTATTAAAACTAAAATAAGAGATGAATTTGAAGAGGTCATTAAACTTTTAGATTTCAATGATTATGCCTATGATATTTTCCGTCGATGGTATGTAGATGGAAGGTTATATTATCATATTATGATTGATACTACAAAACCCAAAAATGGTATATATGAACTTCGACCAATAGATCCAAGACAGATTAAAAAGATTCGTGAAGTAAAGGATATTTCTAACCAAACAGCCAAAACAATTACTGCCCCCTCTTCTATTGAATATTTCATGTTTAATCCGGCAGGCATAAAGGGAGGTGGACAGGGCCTTAAGATTGCAAAGGATTCGATTTGTTATGTTCATTCTGGAATTTTAAATTCAAATAAAACTTTAATTCTTTCTCATCTTCATAAGGCAATCAAGCCACTCAATCAACTTCGTATGTTAGAGGACGCAACAGTCATCTATCGAATTTCCCGGGCACCTGAACGAAGAATCTTTTATATTGATGTTGGCAATCTTCCCAAGATGAAGGCAGAACAATACCTCAAGGGTATTATGAATCAGTACAAGAACAAGATTGTATATGATGCACAAACTGGCGAAGTTCGGGATGATCGAAAGTTCATGTCCATGCTTGAAGACTATTGGCTACCTCGACGTGAAGGTGGACGAGGAACAGAGATCACAACTCTTCCCGGTGGAACTAATCTTGGAGAGATTGAAGACATCATCTACTTTCAAAAGAAATTATATAAGGCTCTTGGTATTCCAATATCTCGAATGGAGCCAGAAGGAACTTTCAGTCTAGGACGGGCAACAGAAATTACTCGGGATGAAGTCAAGTTTTCTAAGTTTATCTCTAGACTGCGAAAGAGGTTCTCTCTTCTTTTTGATAATCTTCTAAAAACTCAACTTCGGTTAAGGGGAGTCTTGACAGAAGAAGACTGGATTTTAATCAAGGATGATATTCAATATAATTTCATTAATGATTCTCATTTCTCTGAATTAAAACTAACTGAAATGATGCGCGAAAAACTTGAAATTGTTCAAACGATGGATGAGTATATTGGAAAATACTATTCAAATGAATGGGTACGAAAAAATATTCTTGGTCAGACTGATGAAGACATTGAAGTCATTGCTGCACAAATTAAAAAGGAAGAAAAAGAAGGAGAAGAAGATGGTGTTGGAATAGATCCAGAAGAAATGCCTATGCAACAAGCCCCCCCACCCCCGGCAGCAGCACCACCACCACCACCAGGACCTTCAGCAGCACCGAAACCCGATCAGCCCATTGCAGCAGAAAAAATTCAT